GTCCTCATCGCCTTCTTCTTTGTCGCCCATCATGGCTTCAAATTCTGCTTTAAGGTCGTCTAGTGCGTCTTCAAGGTCTACAACACGGTCTTCGATGTCATCATGTGATTCTTCATGATCATCCATTTCACCGTCGTTGTCAAAATCCATATCTTTGTCTTCTTCGCCAGTAACTGCATCAATCATGCTGTCTGTTGCGTCACCGCCGATTTCTTCAATTGACTCTTCTTCGAAGTTTTCTTCAACTTTGTCTTCTTCTGACTCGTCTTTTGCTTCTTCAACTTCGTCTTCTGACTCTTCAGTTGCTTCTTCTACTGCTTCTTCTTCTTTTTTGGCAGTTTCATCAACTTCTTCGTCTTTTTCCTCAGACTCAATTAGTCCTTGGTAAATTTCTTTTGATTTCTCAACCACAATATCGTGGAAAAGTTCTTCTGCTTTTTCTTTATCTTCGTTGACTAGAAGATCAAGCAGTTGTTCAAATTTGCTTGTATCTGACATTGTATTATTCTCCTTTGTTCATGTTAATAGGCAAGGCTGTCTCTTGTATTTACGAAAAAACCACTTTTACCAGTGGAAATAGGTAAATTTTTGACGTTTTTGACAAAACGATCAAAATTACAGTTCTTTTTTGAACTGATCATATGTAATTGTTTTAAAATTATCATAATTATTTAACTGAGCGGGGCAAAAATCCCCACTATTAATTACCCTAATGTAGGTTGTTTTCGGGTTAGAAGTGATTGTTTTTTCGGTTTGGCGTAGCCAATTACCGTAATATGTGGCGGGTTCGGCGGATTTTTTGTAGTTTTGCGTGTCCGCATATATGTTATTAAAGCGTTTACCGCCATTTAAACCCATGTAATCAAAGCCAAGGATGTATATTTTCTTGTGATTATCTTCGCTGGCTTTGTAAAGTGCTGTTGGCCCACTGCTCCAACCCAGGCTGGGTTGAAAGTAATTTAGGTTGGTATAGTTTTTGTATCCGTTGTTGTAATTGGTCCATACCACATGATTGTGATGATAACCATCCGCAACAATTTCGTGAATCATTTTAGGATCAACGGCAACTAGGACATCAGGCTCAAAATTCCTGTACACCGCATTGCAGGCGTAGATGTTTCCCTTGCCACGCAGTGTTTCTAAATCTAAATGCTGTCTAGAGGTACCATTACCCAATACGAATGCTGTGTTCATATGGGTATTTAAATGGTTTTATTATAGTGCTTGTTCTTCTTGAACAGGTTGTCCGTACATTAGTTGTACAAACTCTAATTCTTTGGCTTGTTCGACTTCTCTTGCTTCTGATGTGCGTCGAATATCGTTAAGTTGTTTAAGTGTTAGCCTTGTTTTTCTAGTATCAGTGGGTTTGATCACAGAAATATCACGCTCTGAATCGTAACGCTTGTCATCTTCAAAGCCTTGACCGTCTTTATCGAAATAAAAAAATTCTTTTAACAACATAATCTTATTTACCTTAAATTGTTTCGCCTGCACCAGGTGTCTCAGATGTGTCATCTGCTGGTGGTTCTGGTGATTCTGCATCAGGTTCTGTTGTTCCTAGTGTATCTAGGTCGGATTGAATGCCACTTGGTGTAACTCCAGCACCACGCATTTCTGCTCCAGCACCCATATTGTTAAATGATTCACCTGAATTTTCTTCACGCCATAATGTTTCGTTTTCTGCAAGTTCTTCTTGGCTTAAACCTAAGAAACGTTTAAGTGCAAAACGTTTGCTCATGTAAGGAACTTCCTGTAATGAAGCAAAAGTGTTAACACGAGCATTATCCATTTCACTTTGTCTGTAACTTGCAAAGTTTTGTGGTGGATTCATTTTTAAATCAAACAAATTGTTGTCAATGTTAACGCCTTTGGCATTCATGTACATCTTGAATTCTCTATCAAAGATGTATGCAACAAGATTTTGCAGTCTTGTGCAGTATTTGTTGAATCTTAGTTCCTGAATATAAGCAGTGCCTACCCTACCATCGTTATACTGTGCGGCAGAATCGTCTGCGCCGGTAGGTAAGTATGAACTTGGAATACGTAAACCGCGGAATAACTTGTTGGTAAAATATTTTAGGTCATCAATTTCACCCAAGTTAGTACCGCCAGGTAGTGTTTCTACCTTGGAACCACGTCCTTCCGCTGTTGTTGGGAAGAAATAGTCCTCATTAATTGATAGTGGATTAAAACTAGCGTCAATAACATTAGTACCACCGCCTGTTGCACTTGGAATTCTACGTTGATGAATTTCATTTTTGATTCTTTCAACAAATCCCATAGCAAGGTGAGTAGGCATGTTACCTACATCGATGTAAAATACTCTTCTTTCCGGTGCTCTTTGCACACGGTAGATAATAATTGCATCTTCAAGTAATTCTTTCTGCTTATAAACCTTGAAAACACTTTCTAATAAACTGTTTCCGAACGGAAAGTTTCTGTCCAGTCCTTCACTTAGTGAAAGGTGCACAACATGATCCGCTTCAATTGCTGTTTGGTTCATTGTTTTTTCAAATCTTGAACCATACTGCTGTGGATTTGATCCAGCAAATCCTCTTCCATACGCACCACTAGTAGTTGTATAGTCAACTTGGCCTGTTGGTGCACTTGGATTTTTCTGTGTAACGCTTAAATGTTGGAAATTAATATTAATGTCTCTGATAACATACTGTTCTGGTTGTTTTCCCTCGCTTTCGTTAACAATAATCTTGTCTACTTTTGCGGGATCTATGTGGAACAGTTTAAATGTTTCAGGATCTCTTACAAAAAATGCATCTCCGTATTTGAATACGTTACGCATTACCCTAAAAATTCTTCTGTCGAATTGATTTAAATCAACCCATTGTTGCAAATAACTTTTTAATATTTTTGTTTCAGAACTTGTTGCTTGTTGTTTAAAGAAAAGTTGGAATGGTGTTTTGTTTTCTGTGTTTTCTTGTGTACAAAATTCTGCAAGAATATCCAAAGCGGCATTGACTTCACTGTCAGCGTCCATTGTTTCATACTGACCGTATCTTTCAATTCTATTTGGATGTCCAGAATACACATCAGGTAGATATGATGAATAGTTTGTTCTGGCAGGACCTGTTTGCCCTACACCAGATACAGGACTATTTCTTCCCGAAGTGTCTTCTGGTTGGTATTCCTGAAAGTATTTTTTCCAACTCATTTAATTTTCCTAAACATTTTCAACAGCACTTATTACTTGGCGTGTCAAATTATTTTGTTCTGTCATCTTTGCTATAAGCATATTTAACGTATTATCTAATTTTACACTACTATCGCGGTTGCTGTCAACCACCTTATTAACCAAATTGGCTGAACCAGACGAGGAAGCACTTGCTTCATTAGCATTGTATTTGGCCGCTTCTGGTGGACTTAAAACTCTTTCATCTTTACGAATCTTAACCAGTGCGTTTGCAGGTTCGACTACTTTTCCGGTTGCCGCTTTTGTACCAAAGTGTCTTTGATCAACTCTGTTCATACGATCATCCAATATCTCGTCAAACATGTTGAGCAAGTCTTGATCGTCTTTGAACCATCTTCCAGAACCAGTTAGGTCTTCTAGATAATCCAGCAGTAAACCTTTTCCTGTAACACTAGCAAATCCTGCGGCAAGCGTGTTCCAAAAACCTCCTTCTTCGTACATTCCGGCACGTTTTTGTTCTCTAAACCACAAAATTAGTTGATCTTTGTCCTCATCAGAAGCAGTACCTGCCTTAAGTTTTTCTACAATTTCTTTTATTTGTCTGTCAGAGCCGCCGGTTAATCCCAGATTTCCTGAAAACTCAGTCA